CAATCCAAGGAACCTCATCCCACGTCTTGCCCGGACCGCGACGGAATGAGGACCAGCTTACATGCTCACAATAGGTTTCTTCGTAAGAAACCGCCTCGTAAGCTTCCCCGTCGATGTAAGACCCCATCGGGTCGGCCTTAATCTCAGGAGCAGTCTGCGGTTCGGCAGTGACATCCCCCGATTCCATTCCCTCAGTCGGAAGCGGCGTGCCGTCAGCCCGCGTATACCCATTAGCGCCTTGAATGACGGAGACACGCTCAAAGCGGTTTTCCATGTACGGCTTGTAGCGAACCCGGGTAACGGTGCGTCCGGGGAGAAGGAAGTCCTTAACCCCCGAATCCATGACATAGGCGAAGTCGTATTGATCAATCGAATACGAGATGACCCGCTCAAGGACTGTGGACGCGATCTTGGCAATCGGATCGGGCTCGTTGAACCTGCGGCGTACATCCGGCACCGGGTCCGAATTGAACAAAGCGGGGGCCATCGTCTCGGTATTCGAATACAGGATGTTGTACTTGAACTTCCTGTTGATTACATCGTCCGAGCCTTGGGCATCGCGGTAGAATTTAATGACTTCGCCAGCCCGCTCACGCCACTTCTCTTCTTCCTTGTCCGCAAGGTCGATGGCTTTCAACCACAGCTTAACCTGACCCTGTTCGCCCTTTCCAGCGTCAGACGGCTTCTCAAGGTCCCCGACGACAGGCGTAAAGTCGGTGCTGTCGATCACTTAAATGCCGCCTTGACCCGGCGTCAGATAAAGAGTGGCCGTCGCAGCGCCTACAGCCACCACATAAGTCTGTTCCCGTCCCACTGTGAACAACTCCACAGAGTTCGGCAGGATGGGCATACCGGTTGAGGTACTTACAGCCCCCGCCGCAGAGGTGGCAAAAGCAATGAACGCCACGTTATTTGAGGAGTTGAGAACACGGACATTCCCGCCTCCAGAGTATGGCCATGATCCAAAGGTCGCGTTTGCCGTGGCGGGAGCCGAGGCGAGGGTAACGGTGTTGCCCGTAGGCTGGAAGGGATAGTTAATCATCGTAGTCTCCGCGCCGCTTTCGGGCGTTCAGTTCAATGAGCGTCTTGATCGGAAGATTCGAGGTCATGCGCCCATCGGATTGGGCATAAAATGCAGCTTGGGTGATTTTCTTTTCGGGTCTTACAGGAATATACGGGCGCGACATACAGGCGTATCTCCACTCATCCGCCGCGTGGTCCTCCCCATCCGTGTCCAAATCCTCAGGCCGCGTGGAGTCGTGCTGCAATGCGGGAATGGTGCGGATGCTGTCCTTACATGTACTAAATGTAAAGATCATTGGATTTCCGTCAGAATCGCCAGCAAGGCGTGCCCTCATCTGGTCCCAGCCGCCCATTGCTCCAACTTGTGCCACACGCTTGTTATCAGCCCGCAGGAACGTGACTTTATGTCTTGCCATACGTTCCGCAATCGACGGCCCCCCATCTTCGGAGAAAATTGCTGGGTCCGCGACGGAGTAACGATAGACCTCGCCCTCGCTGCGCTCCGCAATCCCATCCGCTACAGCTTCGGCTGTGAGCTTGAGGCCGACATTTGGACTGGCTGCACCGTACCATTCTCGATAACGTACCAGTGCACCTCGGGGGAGAACCTGTTCACCCACGGCCATTCTGTCAGTTGCAATGGCCCACCACCCAACGGAGAACGGTCTTGCTGATCCCCAGTCGAAGGCACGAAACCTTTGCCAGTCAGCAGGGATTGCAAAGGGTGCCAGAACGTGGCGTTGGGTTGACCAGCCGTCGAAAAATGCGCCATCAATGACACTCCAGTCTCCCTCTAGCCATGCGCGGACGAGGTTATCTGACCCCGAGGCTTTCAGCTTAGCAATATATAGCGGATCGTTAGCCAATAGCAGTTGGTTGTCGTTGATCCGGCTGGGGATATAGACCCGCTCCAGTCCAGACTTCTCGTCCTTTAAGACCTGCCAACCGCCCGGATTTGGATCAATATAGCGGGCCTTAACCCATTGATGACCCGGACCACCCGGGTTGCCTGTTGCTCGAAACCCGGTCGGTACCCCTTTGGCCGATCTAAGCGTCGCCATGAGTTTGAGAACGGGGGCCGCATTCGGGAAGTTGCCGATTTCCTCCACATAGACGCGGGTATATGAATGGCCCTGGTATCCCTCTGCATCCGCGTCGCGTTCAAGGTAGGCGAACCGCAGGCGAGCGCCATTCGGAAAGCGCCACATTTTCTCTTGTTCATGGAACTTCGCCCCGATCAAGCTATAGATTTCTCGAGACCGCTCTATCGTCTCGATAAGCTGCGTCCGCTCTCTACGGACCATCAACCCAATCGCGTCAGCCCCATAACGCCCAGCGTGAATGGCAAACTCGCCGAGCATGGCGTCCGTCTTACCACCCCCGCGCGCCCCGCCAAAGAATGCCTCAAATACAGGGCATGTTACCAAGGCGGACTGGGGCCCAGCCTGAGGACGCCAGACTACTGAATACGGCTCGGAGCGTGCTGCTGCGACCATTCATTCACCGTCTCAGCCAGCTTTGGGGATTCCACAACATAATGCGTTGAAACTTCACCGGAATGTTCCACTGACTGTAGATCAGGCGTGGTCTTCTTTAACAGGCCCAATGCAGCAGTTACCTGAGCCCCTGATAACTCCACCTTACCGGCCACAAAATCAGTCAGCCGGTTAATCAGGTATGCAGCCTGAATCTTTGCCCGGGTGTCTTCGTCGTGCCTGATTTTCTTTACGCGTGCCGGCATATGGTTAGCAGCGCTTGCCGCCCTTACCCTTCTTCTTAGACATTTGCCTTCTCCATCCTATATCCCCGATTCTGGCCACCACGGGATTCTGCTATGATGTTTATGCCCTTTTTACGGGCTTTCCAGATATGAACCTTTAAACTTTCTTTCCACCAGTCCGGCATTGCGTCTGGGTTGGGCCAACATACCTCGGCTAACTCTTCCCTCGATACCACCGTGCCCTGGGGGAGGGCTGTCATGTAATGGACTATCCTGTCGGGCAGAGTCACAACTCGATCAACTCCACCTTGGGCTTGTCGCCGTCTCGTGTGATTAATACCGCCCACTTGGCATCCGGAACCTGTCTACGGAGTTGACCACCATCCGCGAATTGCAGGGCGTTGACGCGGTAAATGTCTTGGTCGGGGTCGTGCTGGATGATCTGATAGCGGTCGGGTTCGTCTACAGGCCATAGGGCAATCAGGGAAGGGGCTGTGGAGGATGTTCCGTCCACCTTATAGAAGGCCCTGCCGCCATCCCTGTCAGTGCCTACAAAGGGCTCCAGATCGCCGCCAAGGTATCTAATATCAACCCGGCCGCCCTGTGCGTTCTTGTAGGCTGTGTTGTCTTGAAGATTCACCGCAGACCATTTCATCAGTGGAAACCGTATTTGCTCGGCAGAAAATAGGCCAAGCGGATCATATCAATTCCGTGAAGCTGATTCCCATCGCCGCCGCATGCAACAGAGATTTCTCGCTGCGTTGCGCCTCGGGCCAGCATGACTAGGATTTTGATGCGCTTTGACATGCCTACCGGACTGACGCTCAGACGGGTTCTGATGCCATAATCGAATTCCGATCCACGCGAACCGTGGCAACGCCTATTCTACCACCAGATCGTGTAACTTCCAAGGGGTTTATTTCTACCCGTAGATCGGATTTCATAATATCACAAATAATCCCTGTAAATGTCTGGCCGTATTTCTGAAACGATACCGTCTGACCAATCACGTACAAAGCTGCCTTACGCCGGAAATCCTGTACCGCTGAGGATTGCTCAACCCAGCGTTCGTATTCAGCATTCGATACCTTGGCCGGGCTCCCATCTCCCTGTGTAACAATGCTGCGTATTCCGCGTGTTGAAAGCACTGTGCGGATAGGCAAACCCATTGGATTAAAAAGAAAATACCGCCTCATGAGCGGAACATATTGAGCGGTTTTCTTACCGCGTGAAACACGGTCTTCAACACAGAAGGGGACGTAAGTCTCACACCCCTGGTTTCGAAGTTGCTGGGCTGCGTAAGACTCTTTCTGCGGGTGACTTATTGCAACCAACCAGCCCATGCCTTCCCCCTATTGTGTTTGGTGGGCAAGCTTAGCACGATATATTGTGTTAGTCAGCCGCGAACATGCTTGTTGAGAAGGAAATAGTAAACCTCGCGCTGCCACTCCGCGTCATGCAAAGCATGGTGCTCTGGGGTGGTACGCTTTGGCAGAACATCCCTAGGCCCGCGATACATCATAGCTTCCCGAATAAACATCGGCCAATTCATCGGCAGGTCCATCATCGTGCCAAATATCTGGCATAAGGCAACCCAATCGTATGCCCCGTACCAACCCCAGATTTCAGGCCAATCACCGCAGAAATCTACCAAATCCTGCCGGATGCTTTCTTTCGGCATAACGCCACCCCCCAGTAAAGGCAGTACGTTTTCTTTAAGCCACGGGGTGGCCTTGGTTTTATCGTATTCCTTAAACTCTCGGTAA